CTTCTCCTGATTGCGGTAGAAGTCGCCGCCCGTGCGCTTGAGGGTGATCTCCTCAAGGGTTTCGACGCCCATATTGGCGTAAGCCTCGTCGGCCCGCGCCTCCTTGGCGGGGTCGATGCTGATTTGAGCCGGGCCGATCCAACGCGAGCCGGTCCAGGCGGCGCGCCTGATCGGGTCGTCGAGGAAGCCAGGCGCTTTGATCACGCCGCGGGCCACGGCCTCGTAGAGGAACCACTCATAGACCGGCTGGCAGAAGTTGCGGGCCAGCCAGGTGCGGCGATCCATGAAGAACTGCCAGGCGACTTCGAGAGCCGCGCGCGAGGCCGAGTAGCTGGACGAAAAGTGCATCATGAGCACTTCGAACGGGATGCCGAGCGAAATGCCGATCTGCCGCACAAGCGACTGCATGAACGGGTCGAAGTTGGCGTTCGGCCGCGCCGGGTTGGCGAACACCGGCTCCTCGCCGGGGGCCAGGTCGGCGATGGTGCCGGAACCGAGGGCGATCTGATTGTCGGCCAGGACCGGCCCGTCGCCGCCCATGGGGCCGGGCAGGCTTTCGCCCACGATATCGTCGCCGCCCTCGGTGTGTTTGATGAACACCGTGAAGAAGGCGCTGACCACGGCGGCCATGAGTTCGGCTTCGCTGTAGCGGTCCAGTTGCTTCAGCAGTTCCATGACCGGCGCAAGGGCCGGCACGCCGCGCGTCTGGCCGATGCGGTCGCGCTCATAGAGGTGGATGACCTGCCGCTCGCCGGTTTTCGCGCCGCGGAACGGAATGCGGGTCCACGACTCTCGCTCGCCGAGTTTTTGATACAGGCCGTCGCCGGGGTGGGCGTTGCGGAAGTGGGCGGCGATCTTCTCGCCGTCGTTGGCCACCTCGATCCCGTCGCGGACGGTCGGGTCGTTCGACTTCTCGTTCGGGGTCGACACGCGGTCGGCTTCGAACAGGGCGACCGACAGGGCCAGGAAGGACGCGCCCTCCTTGTAGCGGCGCAGGGCGAACATATCGCCGCTGTCGAAGACGCTCGTGAAGGCGAGCGCCTGCATCTCATAGAAGTTCTGCTCGCGCGAAACGTCGGCGAACTTGGACGAGGCCCACAGGTCGAAAAGGACCGCGGTTTCGTCTTCCCAGGTCTCGGCCTCGGCGTCGGACAGGCCCAGGAGTTCGCGTTGCAGTTCGGGCTTCAGGCGCAGGCCGGTCCCGACCACGTTGACGCGGTTCGTGTTGCGCGCGCCCCTGGCGATCCCGTTGTTGCGCGCCAGGTCCCGCCCGCGCGAGCGCAGGGTTTCGAGGTCGCCAATGCTGTCGCTGTCGGCCGAGCCGGGGGCGGGATTCCAGTTCTTCAGCGAAGTCTTCTGGCGGCGAGCGCCTTCGTATTGGCCGCCGGAGAAGCCACCCATGAGGGCGGTGGCGCAGCGCGCCGAGTAGTTGCGTCCGGCGTACAGCCATTCGAGATCGCCGCGCCACAGTTCACGGTCGCCGATCTTGTAGCGTTGACCGCGCACGGAAACCGCCGTGATGGCGGAATTAACCTCGCGCAGTTGGTCGCGGTAGTAGGTCGGGTCGCCGATCTCGCTCATTCCGGCACGTTACGGCCGGTGAGGCGATCCTACGGGGTCGGTTGGGTGGCGGGTATGGCTTGCGGCCGACCGCGGCCCGACATGCCGCAGTCGGACGCGTCGACCCTGGCGGAGATGGTCGCGGCAAGGCCCGGTGCCGGGAGGCGGCCGAATAGACGCCCCCAATCAGCGAGGGTCGGCTCCTCTTTCGGGCCGGGGAGGTCGTAGATAGCGCGATAGACGCGCCGCTGGCGGCCGGACTCGTCGCTCAACGCACCGACCCCTTCGGGTAGCCGGGCTTGATCACGCCGCTCATGGTGTAGGGCAGGGCCCCGTCGAGCATCATGAACATGGCGACCTTGATCGGGCCGGACAGGTTCGTCAGGCCTTTTTCCAGCTTCGAAATGTGGCTCCCGCCGAATTTGGGCGACAGGTCCAGGGCCCGGCCGAGTTCGGCGCGGGTCAGGGCGCGGTCGAAGCCCCACAGGTCGCCCAACTCCTGCCGGGCGTCGGCGACGATCTCCGCATCGGTCTTGTTCGCGTGACGCTCGCTCGCCGGGGGCGGGGTGTCGGCCTTTTTGGTCATCTGTGTCCGTTCCTCATCTGGGAATTAAGTCATAGGTGATTTGCTTCCACATTTCAAGCTGACGCTCCGGCGTTTCGCACCCGCCGGCCGCCGCCGCCGACAGTCGGGGGCTTCATCGGGGTTGGCGTGGCGGCGCGCTGATCGGCGTGCGCCTTCAGTTCGGCCAGGCGGCGTTCGACGTTGACCGGCGAGGATCGGCGGGCGGCGAAGGCGTAGATGCGGCAGTCCCACGGCTCGTTGCGGCCACCATCGGGCGTGTGCCACTCGTTGTAGGGCTTGCCGAACTTGTATTTCGTGATCCGCTTCTCAATCGTCAGGCCCTTGAAATAGGCCTCGTCATATTCGCCCGTCTTCGGGAAGTGGCAGTAGCCGGGCCCCGGTTCGGTCAGAAGAATGCGCCGCTGCATCGCCGACTTGGCGTCGTCCAGGCCGATCAGGAACACGTCGGTCTTTTTCGCGACGTTGCGCGTGGCCTTCTTCGGCCAGATGGGCCGGCCGATGGAGTTGGACGGGCCCTTGATCGCGAAGACGCGCCGGTTGAACCGCGGCCGGCAGAAGTCATAGACCCGCATGGTCTCGAAGCCGGAGTCGACGCAGGCGGTGTCGATCTTCAGCGTCACGCCGAGGGGGTGGCGGAAGGTCTGCAACAGCCAATCGTCCAGCGCCTCCCAAAACGTCGGCGAGGTCGGGTCGCCATAGTGGACCTTGTATTGCAGACTCCACGCCTCCTCGCCGGAGCCCCACCCGACGAGTTCCCCCTCCCATCGGTTCGCCTGAATGTCGACGCCGGCCGTGATCAGGCCGACCCGCATAGGCAGGGGGTCGTAGCCGTAGGCCTCGCGCCGGCCGAACAGGGTCGTCGGGTCGGCGCGCTGGCCACCCTCCTCCCACGTCTCGGCCAGGGACAGGTTCGTCCACTTCTTCAGGCTCTCGAAGGAGTCCTTCGCTTCGAGGAACTTCTTGACGACCTGCGAGAGCGGAACCCGCTTGGACGAAAGCTGGCTGGCGTGGAAGCTGGCGTGTCCCTTGAACGGCTGCGATGCGATCCACTCACCCTCCGCAATGGCGTCCTGGCGCTGCGCTTCCGTCCACGGCTGGCCGCACACCTCGCCGGTCTCGGGGTCGTGCTCGGCCTGGCAGATGAAGCGGGCCGAGCGGGGGTCGTGCGCGCCGGTCTCGTCTTTATCCCACTTCACGCCCTTCCACGTGATGACCTGGCGGACGCCGCAGTGCGGGCAGGGCACGTGATAGCGACGCTGATCACCCTCCTCGAACGACTGCTCGATGCGGGAGTGACCCTTCGTGGTCGGGGTCGAGACGAGGACGATCTTCCGGTTGGCGAACGTCGAGGTCCGCTCTTCGGCCAGGCCGATGGGGTCGCCTTCGCCGCGGGTGCCGCCGCCCCCGGCGCTGGCCGGGTAGCGGTCAACTTCGTCGCAGAGGACGAAGCGGATGGGGCGCGAGGCGAGGCCGGCCGGGGCGTTCGCGCCGACCATGCTGATGCGGCCGCCGGGGAACGACTTTTGCAGCTTCTTCGAGCCGCTGTCCCTCGACTTGGTGGTGAAAATCTTGCGCAGAACCGGCGTGTCTCGAAGCATGGGCGCTAGGCGCTCTTCCGAGAACATTTCGGCGGCCTCGACGGTCGGATAGACCACGAGCATCGGGCCGGGCTCGCCGTGGGCGTAATAGCCGATGGCGTTGAGCACGAACTCCGTCTTGAGCACCTGTGCGGCGGCCATGACGGTCACCTTCTCGACGAGCGGGCTCGTCACGCAGTCCATAACACCCTTCGCCATCGGCTCGTTCGAGGTCCGCCACCGGCCAGGGATGGCGGCGGCCTCGGGCGAGAGGATGCGGAACTTGTCGGCCCACTCGGACAGGGGCATTTTTGGCGGCGGGGCATAGGCGCGCGCATACGCCCCCCGCAGCGCCAGTTGCAGGGCGTTGACCTGCGCATCGCGGATGCGCTCTAGGACGGCGACAGACTTACGCGGACTCATCGGGGTCGCCGGCTTCCTCCTCGCCGAACGGGTCGTCTCGAATTTCGGCCAGGGCGTCGGTGATCACCTCCTCGACGGTCGTGACGATCTTCTCTTCGGCGGCCTTGTCGCCGCCGAAGTAGGCGGAGACGCCGACGCGGACCTTGTTGCCGATCCCGAGCAGGCGGGTACGGACGCGGACGTGCATTTCAGCGATCACCGCCGCCACGTCCTCGATTTCGACGACCTTGCCGGCTGACTTGGCGAGTTCGAGTTCCGCGCGGTCGGCGTTGGCGACCATCTTGCGGCGGTCGGCCTGGTCGTAGCTTTCGGGGGCGTCCTCGGAGAACGGATCGGTCTCGACGGTCTCTCGCCTGCGTTTGAACTTGTTCTCGGCCCACCACGGCAGGACTTCGGTCGTGTCGAAGACGAATGGACGCCCTTTGCCCCCTCCCTCGACGTAGGGGAGGGGCGGGGTGTCGCCCATCCAGGCCGTCACAGTCGGCATGGAGATGCCGAGGATTTCTGCCAGTTCTGTGCGGTTGACCTTCACGCGGGAGGGCCGAACACGCCAAGAGCCGCCATGACGAAGCGGGGAACCGGCTCCTCGATCTTGGCGGTTGCCGCCTCCAAATCAACATGACGGGCGGGCTCGGCCGCCTCGCTGTTTTCCGCGCCGGGTGTGTGGCAAGGTCCGATTATCATAGTTTGCTTTCCCTCTCCGGTGGGTCGAGGGGTCGTTTTCGGCCTGAAAGCCTATGCGAAACAGGCTGTTCGGGTCGCTGTAGGGCTATCCAAGGACCCCGGTTTTCATTCCACATTTGGAAACAAATCGTATTTTGAACTCAAATCTACAGATAGGCCGGTCTTT